GAAGGGATTGATGGCAAGGTCAGTATATGACTCAGCTATCTCAGCGTCATCCATAGCCTACAAGACTATGTTGGGTCTGGGGGTATCCAAGGAGCAAGCAAGAGCGGTACTACCTACAGCAGTTAATACCGAATGGTATTGGACAGGCTCAGTCTTAGCGTTCTCTAGGATATGTAACCTCCGATTAGATGAGCATGCACAGTCGGAGACAGGAGAAATTGCCCAACAAATATCAGACCAAATAAAGGTCTACTTTCCTGAAGCATGGGGCGCACTAACAGGGGTTGATGATGAAAGCTGATTTAATTATTGATGGTGACATCGTTGTATATCAAGCATGTGCGGCTAGTGAAAGAGCAATCAAGTGGGATGATGACCTGTGGACATTACAGACTGATGAGTGGGAAGCAAAGCATAAAGCCCACACCTCAATAGAGAGAATTGTAGCTGAGTCCAAGAAGTATTTTGATATTGGCTATGTACATATAGCTATCTCATCCACCTCTAATTTCCGCAAGGGAGTCTACCCTGAGTACAAAGCGAACCGTATCAACAAACGGAAACCTATGTGTATCCGTGAAGTGGTTGCCTACCTTGGAACTAAGTACCCAGTAAAGGTTTGGTCAGGCATTGAAGCCGATGACGTTATGGGTATCTGGGCAACTATGAACCCAGACCAAGAGGTCTTAATCTACTCAGCCGATAAGGATATGGCAACCATTCCTAACGCATGGCACATGAGGAATCTGGATGATGAACCCACCAAGATTACACCACTTGACGCTGACCGTAATTGGTTCACTCAATCCTTAACAGGAGACAGCGTAGACAACTACGGAGGGGTCAGGGGGATTGGACCAGTAAAGGCTAAGAAGATTCTGGATGGTGCAGCTACAGAGATAGAGATGTACACAAGAGTTAGGGATGCTTTTTCTAACGCAGGGTACACCGAAGATGAATGCCTAGCCCAAGTGCGCCTAGCAAGAATCCTGAGACATGGTGATTACAACATCCTAACAGAAGACGTAAAACTATGGAGTCCAATATGGTCAAGAAAGTAGGCTTATCAGATGTCACCCCTGAAGAGTGGGATTCGATACAGAAGACCCATGAAACAGCAAGGGGTATGAAAATGTATCACCACAACTCCCCTAAATATAAACAGGTAGGGGGTGACCACTACAAGAAGATGGCAATACAACCCATCGACTACTGTGTGGCTAACAAGCTAGACCCATACCAAACGAACATCGTTAAGTACGCATCACGCATGTACAACAAGAACCAATGTCTGTCGGATTTAGACAAAATAATCCACTACGCAGAACTCGCTAAAGAGAACGCAATTAAAAAGGGAATCAAATGAATGAACATCCAATGAAGTGCCACCCAACATACCCAACCACGCACATATCAGAAACATTTAAGCACTACCAAGCACAGGCAAAGACTACCGCTATCTACGATAAGGAAGTAGCGTTGGAATACCTCTCCGCAGGGATAGCCGGGGAAGTAGGTGAACTAACAAGTATCATCGCTAAACAACTACGGAAGGGCAACTACTCACGAGGTCCGGGAGGGACACAGAATTACTACCGCTATCCTATTGCAGACGTTAAACATGAACTGGGTGATGTACTCTGGTTTGTATCTCAGATTGCTACAACTTTCGGGATTGATTTGGCAGAAGTTGCCAATTCTAATATTGATAAGCTAACTTCCAGAAAAGAAAGAGGGGTCATAGAGGGGTCTGGTGACTACCGATGATTTCGGTAGACAAGTCACGGAATGCTCAACTGTCTGAGCAGTCTAAAGCATTGCTTGAGGACTACTACACCCTTGAGGGTGAGGACATTCAAGATGCTTTTGCCAGAGCATCAACAGCGTATTCAGGTGGTGACGGTGAGTTAGCACAACGCATCTACGACTATGCAAGTCGTGGGTGGTTTATGTTTTCCTCACCAATACTATCTAATGCCCCCAAGGAAGGGGAGATTCCTAAGGGGTTACCCATATCATGTTTCCTATCATACGTTCCAGATACGCTAGATGGACTCATTGAGCATCAGGAAGAACTAGCTTGGTTAAGCGTAAAGGGTGGGGGAGTTGGTGGTCATTGGTCAGATGTAAGAGCGGTATCTGATAAAGCACCATCACCCATTCCTTTTATGAAAGTAGCAGATATGACTGCTTACAAGCAGGGTAAGACGAGGAAAGGTTCTTATGCTGCTTACCTAGATGTTAGCCACCCAGACATTATGGAGTTCCTAGATATACGACTTCCCACAGGTGGGGATGCCAATCGCAAATGCTTTAACCTTAACAACGCAGTAAATGTGACTGACGAGTTCATGGAGAAAGTCAGTAAGAATGAGTTGTGGGATTTGGTAGACCCACATGATGGCGAAATCAGGGATATTGTATCAGCAAGAAAACTCTGGGAGAAGATACTAGAGGTTAGATTCCGTACAGGCGAACCTTACATCAACTACATTGATGAAGCTAACCGTCAACTACCACAGGCACTTAAGGATAAGGGTCTAAAGATACATGGCTCCAACCTATGTAATGAGATACACCTACCTACAGCACCAGACCGAACAGCAGTCTGTTGTTTATCTAGTGTGAACCTAGAGAAGTACGATGAGTGGACAGGTAATCAACGGTTTATTGGTGACCTGATTCGCATGCTTGATAATGTATTGACTGAGTTCATTACACACGCACCACCGCAACTACACAAAGCGGTTAGGTCTGCGATAGCCGAAAGGAGTTTAGGGTTAGGTGCTATGGGATTCCACGCCTTACTACAACAGAAGGAATTACCTTTTGAGTCTGCCCAAGCTAGTGGTCTTAACCGTAAAATATTTATGGAGATAAGTGGGTGGGCAACCCAAGCTACTATTAATATGGCACACGAAAGGGGTGCTTACAAAGATGGGCTAGACACAGAGATGCGTAATAGTCATCGCTTGGCTATTGCACCCAACGCAAACTCAAGCATGATACTTAGCACCTCACCAAGCATCGAACCTTGGAAGTCTAATGCCTTTGCACATCGAACCAGAGTAGGTACACACCTAATCAAGAACAAGTACCTAGATAAGAAACTCTGGGAAGTAGCTAAGAACTTTGGGCATGACTCAGATTGGGTAGAAAAGCAATGGGAAAGCGTCATACATAATGAGGGTTCAGTACAGCACTTAGGGTGTTTGAGTCCTTGGGATAAGAGTGTATTCAAGACAGCATTTGAAATAGACCAACATTGGGTTGTACAACATGCAGCAGACCGTCAACCGTATATATGTCAAGGGCAGTCGGTTAATTTGTTCTTCCCTGCCGGGGTAGAAAGACATTATGTAAATAGCGTACATCTTGATTCGTGGAAGAAGAAACTAAAGGGGTTGTATTATTTGAGAACGAGTAGTGGACACACAGCAGAACAGGTGGGGCGTAAGGTTAAGCGTGAAGCCCTTAAGGATTTCGTTGAACCTAATGTAGAAGAGGGGTGCTTATCATGCGAGGGTTAACACGACCATCAATAGCGTACAAACCCTTCCAGTACCCTTGGGCAATGGAGTTCGCAGAAGACCATGAGAAGATTCATTGGGGTACATGGGAAGTCAAGCTACAGGAAGATGTTAACCAATGGAAAGGGAACGACATCACACCTGACGAGAAGCATCACATCGTACAGATATTGCGTATGTTTACTCAGTCGGACGTACAGGTTGCACAGAACTACGCTGACCTATTCATACCGCATTTCAAGAACAATGAGATTAGAAATATGCTCTTGTCGTTTGCGAATAGGGAGGGTACGCATCAACGTGCCTATGCCCTCCTTAACGATACATTGGGGTTAGACGAGTCTGAGTATAGTGCGTTCTTAAAGTACAAACCTATGAGTGACAAGATGGATTTCATAGCGGCAGGGGGTGGTACTCCTTGGGATGCTAATGAGGTTGCTTATGCACTCGCACAAGCCTGTATCAATGAGGGGGTAGGGTTATTTAGTTCCTTTGTAATGCTACTTAACTTCCAGAGATTCGGAAAGATGAAGGGTATGTGTGAGGTTGTAGAGTGGAGTATCAGGGATGAGACTAAGCATGTTGAGGGCATGGGAATGCTATTCAAAGAG